TCATCATCTGATGAAACCTCAAATGACACACAGATTCCAGGGAAGGCTGTCTCTAATTCTCCAACAAGACACTCCAAATGTGCACAGTGGTAGATGCTACTGGTGTAGTGAAGTATTCCTTGCATCATGTTAGTGTGGTTGCTAATGTATGGCCTACCCTCTTTTGTGATTTGCGGGGTAGAAAAGCCAAGGAACTCAGACCTTAGCCTCTTTAGGTTTTCATCAGGGAAATCAGAATTGTTGTGTATGAAATTTTCTAGGAGCTCTCTGGGCAAATAAAGCTTTTTCTTTTCATGCAAGCTCAAGATCTTCTCCGCAAATGAGTACAGATCTGATGGCAAAAGCACCTTTAGAAGACATCTAAACTGATCGTTCACAAACAAATTAGCCCAATTCGTCATGTCACCGCTCCAAGAGAATGTTGCCTTGCATGGCAGCTTTATCTTAGAAACTTTAACATCATGTGCTTGTATAAATGAATCTTTGACTGATGGCTTTGTTAATGTTTCACTTGGATGCATTTTGCACAATGCGCGAGAATAATCTTCTAAAACCTTGATCAACCGCCTGAAGGACCAAGTCAGAATGTAAATCTCCCGAACCCCTCCAATCTGGTTCTTCTTGAATAAGCTAACATTTGGCTGACAAGTGTCAATCAGCCTCTGGGTTTCATCATGGTATTTTGCCTCAGATAACATGGGGCTGTCCTTGATCATCTCGATGAAGACCTTTGATCTTTTGTCATAAGATTCAGGCTCATAAGCTTCGCCAGATGCAGTGCTACTGCTCTTTGTGCTAAACAAGTCTGACCAAGGGGTCGACTCGATTGCTTGAAAACTTTCGTTGAAACATTTCCGCCATGTTTTGTTGAAGGTGTTTTGAACTTTATCCCTTACTAGTGTGGCTCCCCAGTTCACCCAATCTGGATCACACTGGAATTTCCCCGGGGTTTTGCTAAACGCATGTGGCCTGCCACTATCAATGTACAGATACTCATTCTTGATTATTTTTTCCAGTATGACCTTTGAATCATGGCCCTTATTTTGCTCATTTTTATTCTTTAGATTACCAAAATAGGATGCCAAGACGAAAGTGTCGATGTTTGTTATCTCAAACCCCCATGGTGTCATGACTGCTGGCAATGAATCTTTAGCAGGC